GATTGAGCGACTACAAGAAGCCGACCCCGACTACTGGAGGGTCTACGGACTCGGGGAGCGTGGCGTGTCCCGCTCCACTATTCTCACGCATTGGAAAACAGTACCCCAAGTCCCCGACGGCTGGAAGCTCTTGAACCTCGGCCTCGACTTCGGATACACCAACGACCCCACAGCCATCGTCAAGGTCTACACCGACGGCCACGGCTTCTGCCTGGATGAGGTGTGCTATGCCACGGGACTCACCAACGCAGCCATAGCCCAGACGCTACGCGACGCCGACATAGGCAAGGCTATGGTGGTGGCTGACTCCGCCGAGCCCAAGAGCATCGACGAGATACACGGCCACGGCTTCAACGTACACCCCGCAAGGAAAGGCCCCGACTCCATACGGAGTGGGATAGACTTCCTCCGGTCGCGTCCCCTGCTCATCACAGAGCGGAGCGTGAACGGCATCAAAGAGCTCCGCAACTACAAGTACAAGGAGGACAAGAACGGACGGCAGCTGAACGAGCCCGTCGATGCCTTCAACCACTTCGTGGACGCCTCGCGCTACGCCATCACCTGGAACCAGACGAACCCCAACTACGGAAGGTACGCCCTCGGCTGACTTGAGATATTCACCCCTTCAACCTTATATAGATATGGAGCTCCGCTTGCCCGCCAAATTTTCAGACCTCAAGCTACGGCACCTCCAAGCCCTAGAGACGGAGACCGACCCCATCAGGCGTATCGACGCCGTGACGGGTCTCGGTGTGTCCAAGCTCCGCGAGATGCCCCAGCCTCTCATCATGAAAGCCGACGAGCACCTCACCGAGCTACTCAAGAAGGAGGTGACGAACTTCAAAGAGACGTTCGACCTCAAGGGTACGACGTACGGCTTCATCCCCAACTGGGAGGAGTTCACCGCCGGGGAGTGGATTGATATGGAGGTGTACACCCAAGACTTCTGGAAGACGGCACACAAGGCCATGAGCGTACTGTACCGACCCGTCGACAGGAAGTGGGGCGACAGATACTCGATTGAGAAGTACACCGCCAAGGAGGACGCCGACGTCTTCAAGGATATGCCTGCCCCCCTCGTGGCAGGTGCCCTGCTTTTTTTTTGGACTACCGAACGCAAACTGCTGAGCACTATGCGCAAATCTTTGGCGAGTCAGGCGGTGGCACTTCTGAACTTGGGGAGAAGTGGGGGTGGTACGTCGCGCTCTACACCTTGGCTAACGAGGACGTATTACAGATGGAAGCAGTCACAGCCCTTCCGGTGGGTTCGGTCTTTACTCACCTCTCCTTTCTCCAAGACCTCAACTACCACCGTGAGAAACAAATGAAGCAAGCCCGAGCATGATTACGTTCAACAACATCGTCACGAAGTTTCAGGAGTTCTGCGACAACCACTTCTTTATCCAGACGTTCAGCTACGGCTCGCCCGCTGACGTCGACCTTGAGAAGTTCGAGCAGTACCCCCTGCTCCACCTCGTGTACACGGGAGGCGACTACAACAGCCCCAAGGCCAAGACGTACAACCTCGAAGTCTATATCCTGTCCGTCCCCCCTTCGGAGGCCGACAAGACCCAATACCAGAAGGAGAGCATCTCGAATGCCGAACAGGTAGCCGAGGACATCCTAGCCGACATCCAGAACGGAGGTAACATCTTCCAGTTCGGGTACGACTACGAGCTCACCAGCGCGTCAGTTACCCCCCTCGAAGAGGAGAAGAGCAACGCCCTTGCTGGGTGTCTGCTCGACTTGTCTATCGTCGTCCCCTACACCTACGACTCGTGCAACGCTCCCCTGACGGGAGTGGAGCCCGAAGGCAGTGGGTACCCTTCGTTCAAGGCTCGTGGGCTCTTGAGGGTGCGTGAGCTTGACGGCTCGCCTGACGTCCTCTCGGTGGCTACCATCAACGTACCCAACGGCTCCCTCACCGACGACGGAGAGGGGGAGATAACCCTAACCTTCGGAGGCGACGCAGATGCAGCCGAGAAGATTACCTTCCCCGTGAGGAACGACGAGGGGGCAACCATCGCAGCGGGAACGCCCCTATACTCGCGTGGTGAGATTGGAGGAAGCGAGCGCATCCTCGTGGGCATCGCCGACGCTAGCGACCCCGACAAGATGCCAGCTATCGGCATCGCCGAGACCCAGCTCACCGCCACGGGCAATGGCAAGGACGGCGACGCCATCATGGTTGGAACGTACAACACGAACCTTTCAGGCTTCACAGGACTGCAAGAGAATGACGTCCTCTACGTCGCAAGCGGTGGAGGGCTAACGAAAACAAAGCCCACAGGTATCGACCTCATCCAGAACGTGGGTATCGTACTCAAGACCAACGGCACCCTCTGCCAAGGCTTGAAGGTTTCCTGTATTGGACGGACGAACGACGTCCCCAACATCAAGCCCGGGAGTGTCTTCCAGGGCACGGCCACGAACACCCGGGCGAGCGACTTCGCCCTTCCACTCAACCCAAGCGTGGATGGAGCTACCCTCGTCTTCGACGCAGCAGGGGAAGAGTACCGAGAAGGCTACCCCACAAGCGAGGGTCAGGTATCGACATGGACGACGAACTCAACGAACTCCGTAGCCATCGGCTCGACGGGTATCTTCTACCCCACTTGGGGGAACATCCTGGCCGGGACGCTGACCATCGACCAAGACCTTCGGGCTGGATGGAACATGGGATGGAATAGCGGGGCGACGCAGATACTCGGGGCTCCCCTCTCGCTAGATAGCACCATCTCCGTAAGCGTGACGATGGACATCACAGCCCCCGCCGGGGCGGTAGGACAGATGGCTATCGCGAGCACGGTGGGATACTACACCGCTCCCACCTACACCCCCGCCACCATCGTGGGCGACGGCACGACGCAGACCTACACCGTAACGAGTACGGCGGGGAGCGTGAGCTTCTGGCAACTAGCCAACTCCGCACAAGTGCAACTGCTCATCGTAGCCAACCCCGGCACGATTACCGTAGAGCCCAAGACCCTGACAATCACCGTGAACCATGCGTAACCCATTCGAACTGACCGACGAGGAGAAGGCTTGCACCGTAGGCGAGGAACAGCTAGCTATGTTCCAACGCCTCGTGGACTTCGTGAACGACAGGCTCTCCGAGATTGAGACCCTACAGGACAAAGTGAACCAACTAGAAAACCCCAAATAAAATGGACTTTATTCAAGAAAACTGGAGCGAATTGCTCGTGGCCGTTATGGTGCTTTTGGGTACCGTGTCGGCTTTGACGGACTCGGAGGACGACGACCGCTGGGTAGACCTTCTCAACCGCATCGTTCAAGCCGTCATCTTCGGACGTAGCAAAGGCCCCAAGAACCCCAAGTAAGTGGAGCTGAAGGAATTTCAGAAGGTACTCGACCGCTTTGCCGACGACGTAAACAACGCGGCCAAGCGCGAGCTGGGCTCCCGTAGGATAGGCAAGAACACCTCCTACGGCGTAGCCTCGCGTTCCCTTCAGAAGTCCCTGACGTACTCCATCACTAACGGACAGGTGCTCTTCGGCTCTCCTAACCCGTCCGCCCCTTTCATCCATTGGGGCGTGAACGGCACGAGGAAGAAGCGCGGGGCACCGTTCTCGTACACGACCAAACAGCCGCCCGTGGATGCGGTGCTGAAGTGGATGAAGGTCAAGCCCGTGAGGCTACGCAACGAGGGCGGGCAGTTCATCAAACAGACGCCCAGCCGTCTACGCTCCGCTGCCTTCCTCATCGCCCGCTCAATCAAAGAGAAAGGTATCGAGGGACTCCGCTACTACGTCGTAGCTCTGGAGACCATCGTACCGAAGTACAACGAGGAGTTTGGCGAGGCCGTGGTCTCCGACATTCTCAAGAGCCTGACCTTCGACACAGGGAATATCAAAATCAAAACCAAGTAACATGGCCGGAGTCTTTAGCCATACGCCTACCACCACCAACGACGCGACGAAGTTCGCGGGTCAGCCCCTCATCTTCACTTGTGACGACAGCTCGTCGACTCCCGACAGGTACGTCATCCAAGTGTATGAGCGCGTCACGGCGGGTAGCTCTACGGGTCAGGTCGACTTGGGGCAGTTCTACCTCACACCCAACGCGGATGGGGTGGCTCACTTCGACTTGTCCAACGTCATCGACGGGAGGCTCAACGCGCCGAATACGTCCTTATACCGTGAGAACATCCACGAGACCAGCTACCTGTTGACTTTTGCTCTCCCCAGCGACGACAGAGTGATGCGGGAGTACTACGTCACCCTGTCAACGTACAGGGGTGGGACGCTGTCTCTCGACACCAACGCGACGGTGGCTGTATGGGCTGGGGCTGTACAAATCGCTCAAGGCTACGAGCCGGACGCCGAGGCTCCCTACCACTTCACCACGTCGACGAGTAAGGGCTTCCTGACGGACAGGTACTGGGATAGCTCCACCGACATCGAGGCGACGATGGCTTCCGAAGACCAAGGGGTCTGGTCTATCGCTATCCCCGACCTCTGGCAAACCTCCCCCTCGGATATCACGGACGCGGTATACACCCTCTACTACTCCGGAGGCTCGGCGACCAAAACCCTGAACAGCGTAGTCGACAACGCGACGGTGAATTACAACTACACCACGGGCCCCCTCGGGCCTGTCAACGTGCAGAGCTTCTTCGGGGCTTCGTGGGTTCTCGACTGGACGAGCTACGAGATAGTATTCCGTGACAGCCTCACGAGCAACATCTCCAACAAGTACATCGTCCAACGTGACTGCCGACCGTACAAGCACGACCCCGTACAACTCGCGTGGGCGAACACCGTAGGCGGGTGGGACTACCTACGCTTCGACGGGCGCAACCTCAAGACGGTGAACAGCGAAACCAAGATGTACCGCAAGACCGTGGGCTCGTATGGAGCCACCGCGTTTGACTTCAACTCATGGGACAGGCAGGATACCCCCTACCACGTCACCGCCCGCGAGCAGTACGCCTTGAGGAACCAGTACTTCACCGCTTCGGAGCGCGACCTCTTGCAGTACGCCTTCCGTTCGAAGAACGTCATGTTCAGGGTCGGCGATGGTAGCTGGCTCCCTTGCAACATCCAAGGCCGGAGCTACACCATCCAGCCCGCCGCGTCGCAGCTCTTCGACGTCTCCTTCAATATCGAACTCGCACAAGAAATCAGATGCTAAGACTACTGCTCGACGGCAACGAGATGGACTTGTACGAGGACGTCTCCGTCAACCTCACCCTTCAGTTCTCGGACGTTCAGAATGTGAACAGCCCGGCGGGTAGCTTCTCGCAGACTTTCCGTATCCCGGCCACGGCTAACAACCTCGACTACTTCGGAGCCATTGACGACACCACAGCCGTCGACATCGTGAACGTGAAGCAGCGCATCCCCGCCCAGATATTGAGCGACACCATCCCCATCCTCTCGGGGTTCTGTCAGGTCAAGGCCGTGTACCTCCAGAAGGAGAAGTACGCCGACATCGAGCTCGTCTTCTTCGGTGGTGCTGTCGACCTCAAGAGCTCCATCGGTGACGGCATGATAAGCGACCTCGACCTGTCAGCACTCAACCATACGCTCAACCGCTCGAACGTCGAGAGCTCGTGGACTATCTCCACGGGGCTCGCTCCATACGTCCGCTACGGACTCGTCGACAAGGGGTTCAACTGGAGCGCCACCAACCCACCGTGGACAACGCTACAGGGTATCTATCAGAACCAGCTCACGCCGTTCGTCTCTGTCTATTCTATCCTGGACGCAATCATAACCGAGGCGGGCTACACTTGGGAGAGTTCCTTCTTTGTCGACCCTGCCGTGAGTGCGGTGCACACGAAGAATATGTACGTCCCCTGCGTGAACGGTTCGTACTACACCTCCCCCGACAGCTTCGGCAACCATCGATGTGCGTGCATCAATCAGACGGCCATCACAGAGACGGGTGGAGGAACCCAGTCGGGAACCCTCGCGTTCGTCGACAACATCCTCAACGCTTGGGACGTGGGCGGAAACTTCGACGCCACGACCCACGAGTACACCGCCCCCGTGACGGGTCGCTACTCGTTTCGCGTCAAGCGCGTGGTCTTCCAAGGCCACCCCACCTACAGCGGTCGCGTGACGTTGACAATCCAAGTCGACAGGGGTAGCGGGTTCGCCGATTATGCCACCATCTACAACGCGCTCTACGGGCCGACCACTGGCCCCGCGACATGGGACTACAACTTCTTCGGTTCGGTTGAGTTCGACGGCTACGGCAACGGCTCGCCGGGTGGCGTGTTCGGTGGTGACGGTATCGACCTCGTATCGGGCGACAAGGTTCGCGTGACCTACTACGTCACCGGTGCGGGGAAGATTCAAGGAGGCACGACGCTCGGCATCGGTGAGGCCACCTGTCTGTTCTTCGTAACCGACACGAGCCCGAGCTTCAGCGAGTACGACGTCGACGTAGCCGCGTCCCTCCCGGAGCTCAAGCAGATGGACTTCGTGATGGGTCTACAAAAGATGTTCAACCTCGTGTTCGTCCCCGACAAGAACAAGCCCAACCACCTCATCATTGAGCCGTTCCAAGACTATGTAGCGACGGGGACGCAGAAGGACTGGACGGACAAGGTGGACTACTCGAAGGACTTGACCTTCAAGCCTACCACCGACCTCCAGAAGAAGGAGTACCTGTGGACGTACAAGGCCGGGACGGACTTCATCTCTGACGCTGTACAGAAGTCGCTCGAGAGAACGTATGGCGAGTACAAGGTGACGGAGCCGAATAACGACTTCTCCAAGGGGGATATGAAGATAGAGTCCACGTTCGGGCAGTACATGATGAGCCTCGTCCCCGACATGGATATACCTATGCACCGGAGCCTGAACGCGGAAGGCAACCCCATCGAGAAGCCCCTGACCATGATTGCGTACTGGACAGGACTCACCGACAGATTCGGCGAATGGTATATGGAGGACGACCTCTCGTCACCCGGCACGGTGACGTACACCGATATGCCTATCTTCTCGAACTTCTCCAGTAACTACCCCACCATCTCCGACAAGGATTTGAACTACGGGATGGAGCAGCCCTTTGTACCCATCGAGGTCAACCCAGCCAACACCCTGTACTTCGAGTACTGGGCGCAGTACGTCGCGGAGCTGTACTCCAACGAGGCGCGTATCATGACGTGCACCATGAGGCTGTCGAAGCGTGAGCTCGCCGACTTCGAGTTCTCCGACAACATCTACCTGAAGGATTCGTACTGGAGGGTTCTCAAGATTAACTACGACACCAACGTTGAGGGTACGGCCAAGGTCGAGCTCATCAAAATCCTTTCCGACGTAGAGATATGCGCGGACATCCCCACGGGATGGAACGATAGATACCAGTACATCCTGTTCAACAACTCGACAAGCGTGAGCCCTGACTTCGGGTCGGAGGCGTGCTGTACGAAGTACGGGTACGAGTGGACAATCATCCCCGTGGGCTACCCCGGCGGGACGTCTCCCATGGGTGTCTGCGTACCCAAACCCACAACCCTACCCCCTACCACATGAAGCACCCCGACCACATCATGAAGGCCATCGACCTTCTCCAAAACGCCAAGGTGAAGAACCCCCTCCCGTGGTGGCTCGTGCCTCTTGACTACTTCCTCGCTTCGGCATTATACATCAGCTTCTTTGGTGGCATCGCCTTTCTCATCTACAAACTTATCTCATGGCTGTAAGCAAACAGGAGGTCATATTTGAATTCAACGCAAAGACAGGCGACATCGACAAGAGCGTCGTCGGTCTAGAGGACAAAATTGACAAGCTCGCGGATGCCATCACCATGATGGCCGACCAATTCGGCAAAGTTGCCGAAGGGGCGTCAGAGGCTGACGAGGCTATAGGGGAATTAGGAGACACCGCAGAGGAAGCTAGCAAGTCTACCGAGGGAGTCGGTAAAAGTGCGAAGCAGTCGGGTGGGATGTTCACCAAGATGGGCAAGCTCGGAAGCGCGGGCTTCAAAGCAATCGGGGCGGCTGTGGCTGCTACGGGTCTCGGTCTTTTAGTACAGCTCGCCGCCATGCTCATCCAGAAGTTCACCGAGAACAAGAAGGTAGCTGACGGCCTGAAGAAAGTCATGGCCGGCGTCGGTGCTGTCTTGAATGTAATTGTCGAAGCCGGGACGAAGCTCGTGGATATTTTGGTCGACGCTTTTACGAAGCCACAGGGGGGGCTCAACTGGATTACCACAAAGGTGACGGAACTCAAGGATAGGTTCTTCGAGGCGTTGAGCAGTCCGAGCGAGATGTTCGAAACGCTGAAGGAAAAAGTCCTAGGCTTTGGCGACACGCTCAAGCAGTACGTCATCGACAAAGTGACGGCACTCATCGAAGGGTTTGGCCTCTTGGGTAAGGCCGTAGGCGCGGCGTTCTCCGGTGACTTTGGGGAGGCCGCCGACCTTGCAGCAGAGGGACTCCAGAAAATCTATATCGAAGCCAACCCCGTAGCGGATGCGGTAGGAGTTGTGGGTGACGTGATGGAGGTTGTCGGGGAGAAAGTAGTCGATGCTGCCAAGCACGTGGCGACCTTTGTCAAAGAGGCGGTTAACGCAGCAGGAGAAGCCACCGCCCTTGAGGATGCCATGCAACGCCTCGCCGAAAGGGAAGGAAACCTCGCGGTGGCTACCGCCCGCAGTGCTGCCGTCATCGAAGAACTGAAGAGACAACGCGACGACGAGAGGCTTCTTCTGGAGGACCGCATCCGCTTGGCCGAGGAGGCGGCAGTGATGGACCAAGAGATAGCAGACGCCAACGTAGCTATCCAAGAGGAGAAGGCGCGTCTACTCCGTCAGGAGCTCAAGCTACAAGGCGAGACCGAAGAGAGACTGCAAGCCGTGGCCGAGGCGGAGATAGCCGTAGCTGACGCCAAGGCAGCGAGTGCCGGCGTCCAGACGGAACTCATGACTTCTATCTACGGACTCAACCAAGAGATAATTGCTCAAGAGCAAGAGATGGCCTCCCTCCGTAGGGGATGGAACACCGAGCTCTTGGAAGGGCTCGACGCAGAGAGGGCAGCCATCGAGGAACAATACCAAGGTGAGCTCGTAAGTATCAATGCCCTGAAGCTCGCGGAGGAGGAGCTGGAGCAACTGCGTGAGGAGGCGAAGATGGCAAGGGACGCCCGACTGCTCGCAGCGGAGGAGGTGTACAGGCAGGAACAAATCGATGGGTTGCAAGGGTACTACGACGAGGCCAACGACATCATTGAAGAGAACGCCGTCCTCACGAGGGAGAAGGAACTGGAGAACCTACGCCTCGACCACGAGGCCCGTATAGCCCAAGCCCAAGAGCTAGACCAGGAGACGCTCACCCTACAGGAAGCCCTCCGCCTAGCAGAGCAGGAGATAAATGACAGGTACGACGCGGAGGAGCTAGCCCGTAGGCAGGAGCTAGCCAAGAAAAGACTGGAGCTCACGGCGGGTGCGCTCGGTGCTATCCAAGCCTTGAACGACGCCTTCAGCAAGGACGACGAGAAGGGGGCGGAGAGAGCCTTCAAAAGAAACAAAGCCCTCTCGCTAGCTACGGCCACCGTCAACACGGGACAGGCAGTAGTCAACGCCTTGACCGCCGGGGGTAACCCCGTCAAGCTCGCCACGGGTGCGCAGTTCGTTGAGGCCGGTATCGCTGCCGCCACAGGTGCTGCCCAGATTGCCACCATCGCCAAGTCCAAATACTCTCCCTCTGGAGGCGGAGGCGGAGGCGGAGGCGACACGGCTCCCGTATCGGCGGGTGGGGGTGCTGACATCGGCGGAGCCCCACAAGCGCCACAGCTCGACCTCTCCTTCCTCGGTGAAGGGGCGGGACAGACAGCACCCGTACAAGCCTACGTCATCGCTACCGACGTCTCGAACGCACAACAAGCTAACCAACAAATCCAAGACCAAGCCACATTATGAGAATCGTAGAATTGATAATCGACGAAGACGCGGAGCTGTACGGCATCGACGCTATCTCGCTCGTCGACCGACCAGCCATCGAGCTCGACTTCATCGCCCTGAAAGAACAACGCCTTGAGTTTGCCGAAGCCGACAAGGAGAAGCGCATCCTCATCGGCCCAGCCCTCGTACCCGACAAGCCTATCTACCGCAAGAACGGGGAGGAGGAGTTCTACGTCTACTTCTCCAAGGGTACGGTGAGGAAAGCAAGCGAGCTATACCTGAAGCACGGCAACCAAGCCAAGCACACCCTCGAACACGAGCACACCATCCACGGGCTCACCGTGGTGGAGTCGTGGATTGTGGAGAACAAGGAGCAGGACAAGTCCGCCCTCTACGACCTCGACGTACCCGTAGGTACTTGGATGGTCGCCGTCAAGGTGGACAACGAGGCTATCTGGTCGGAGTGGGTTAAGGAGGGCAAGGTCAAGGGCTTCTCCATCGAGGGCTACTTCGTGGACAAGATGAAGAAGAACACCGAGGACGAGATGCTCGCCGAGCTAGCCAAGGCCATTGTCAAAGCAGACAAGCGGACGAAGACCGGGACGCGGGTAGTGATGGAGTCGTACGACGACTACCCCGACGCGGTGAAGAACAACGCCAAGCGAGGAATTGAATTGAATGAGAAGAACGGGAACAAGTGCGCCACCCAGACGGGCAAGGTCAGGGCTCAACAGCTAGCCAACGGCGAGCCCCTTTCCCTCGAGACGGTCAAGCGTATGGCCTCCTACCTACAACGGGCGGAGGAGTACTACGACGAGGGCGACATGACATCATGTGGTACTATCTCCTATCTCTTGTGGGGTGGCAAGGCTGGCCTCCGGTGGGCTGCGGCCAAGCTGTCGCAGGAGCTCATGAAAGAATTGAAAAAAGAATTTTCCACCAAACCTGAGAATTGACCCCTCGAAAACCTTATATAAAAAACGGCACGACATGACTATTCAAGAAAGGGTGCAGGACATCTTCAACAAGTTCAACGTCAACTTGAAAGTAGAGGAGTCGCGCACCGAACTCGCAGAGGCCGCCCTCGACAACGGGACGGTTATCTACACGGACGGCGACGACTTCGTAGAAGGAGACGAAGCCTATATCATTAACGACGAAGGCGAGCGCATCCCGCTCCCTCCTGGGGACTACACCTTCAAGGACGGGGGTGTTATCTCTATTGCTGACGGTGGCAAGATTGCAGCCGTGAACAAAGGAGGCGAAGGCAAGGACGCGAAGGACGCCAAGGCAGCCAACCCAGCCAAGACCAAAGAGCCTGTGGCTGAAGCTCCCGCCAAGGACGCACCCGTCAAGCCCGCACCCACCGACCCCCCGGTTAAGCCACCCACGAAGCCCAAGACTCGCCAGAGCGCGGACTTCGAAGAAGAAGAAAATCCAAAAGACATGGAAGAAGTAACCATCAACTACGTCACCCGCGAGGAGGTAGAGGCCATCGTTGCCGAAGCCATCGCCGCAGCTATGGGTGAACCAGCCGTCGAGGAAGTGGAAGAAGCCACGGAAGAGGAGAAGGAAGAAATGGCTACGGAGGCCGTAGAGCCTACCGAAGAATTCGAGGTCGAAGTCGAAATGAGTGCAGAGACTACCGAAGCACCCAGCGACATGGACGTAATCTTGACCGAGCTCTCACAGGTCAAAGAGCGTCTGTTCGAACTCCAGAAGCAAGCAGCCTCCACGGGGCTGAAGCACAAGGCACCAACCCCAAAGAAGGAGCCTTTGAATCTCCAGAATTTGTCAATCGAGGAGCGCGTCCGCGCCCTCTCTAACCATTACAACGCTTAACTATGAGCGCAACTATTTCATCAACTTACGTTGGGCAACACGCACTGCCGTTTGTTGCCCCAGCCATCTTGAGCGCGGACACCCTCGCCAATGGCTACGTTTCAGTCTTGGACAATGTTCGTTACAAGGCTAACCTCACGAAAGTCTCTGGCCCAACCATCGGCGACCGCACCTGCGGATTCACCGCAGCGGACGGACTTTCTTTGTCAAACATCGTGCTCGAAACTATCCCTCTTCAGGTGAACGAGGAAATCTGCAACGACGAGCTCGCTCAATCTTGGGCAGCCGAGCAGATGCGTGGCAACTACGCCGGCACTCCTGCCGACTACGCCAGCTACCTCGGACAGATTACCGCTGCAAAGGTGGCTGAGGACGTCGAGCGGAACATCTGGCAGGGACTCTTCAACTCTGCTGACGGAACCGACACGGGCGCGACTTACGAGAACTTCTCCGGCTTGTGTCGTCACTTGGTTGACGGGTACAACGCTGGCACGATGCAACAGCTCACGGGCGTAACTACCGCCGCCAACATCTTGACTCGCTTGGGCGACTTGGTGGGTGAGGTTCCTTCAGCTATCGCTGGCGACCCAGAGGCTTCTATCTTCATGTCTCGCAAGTCTGCCAACTTGTACTACCAAGCCTTGGCTGCTACTTACAACCTGCCATTCTTGAACGACGGCGTGGTGGCGAAGTACGCTGGCTACAGCATCGTGACTCCTGCTGGTTTCCCTGACGACACGTTCCTCATCTCTCGCAAAGACAACTTGTTCTTCGGAACTAACTTGTTGACCGACCACGTTGAGGCTCGCTTCTTGGACTTGACCGGCACGACAGGCGACGCGGTGACCCGCATCATCATGTTGTTCGACGGTGGAACTCAAATCGTGGACGCGGCCTCTGCTGGTTTCGCGTACCGCACGAGCTAATCATTAACCGAGGGAGGGGGGGCTTCGGCTCCCCCACTTTCACAAAACCTTAAACAATGGCTTGTTCATTAACTCTTACAGGAAGAGACCTCGGTTGTAAGGACTCCCTCGGTGGCGTCAAGGAAATCTACGTCGCTCAATGGAGCGAGGCTATGTGGGACGCTGTGGCGTCAGGTGAGATTGCCGACTCTGCTGCGGCCTTGACCATGAACGGTTACGGCTTGACAAAGGGCTCTGCTAGCTTGACCCAGACAATCACGTCGTCCATCGAGAACGGCTCCGTCTTTTTCGACCAAGCTCTCACGGCTACCTTCACGGGTTTGTCTGCTTCCGACATCACGGAAATCAGCAACCTCACGAAGGGTCGCACGGCCATCGTAGTCCAAGACCGCAACGACAACTACTTCGTCATGGGTCACCTCAATGGCGTGGAAGCGTCAGGAGGTACCGTACAGACGGGTACGGCTGCCGGCGACCTCTACGGGTTCACGGTGGAGTTCAGCGCACAGGAATCTACAGCCGCTCCATTCTTGGATACGGCGACAATGGTCAACTGCACCCTGACTCCTTCGAGCTAAGTTACACCGAGGCACGGCCTTAGGACTGTTATATAAGGAGGGGGAGGGCGTTAAGCTCTCCCCTTTTTTGATTAAGAAAGCATGGTCAACCTATTCCCCAACACAGCAGGACAGAGAATGTACTGCACGCCGTTCGAAGCTCGGAAGTTCCTCGCTTCCTTTACGGACTACCTCGTCGTACTTCGTAACGATGCGAGTGAGGAGACCTATGCCTTCATCGCCAACGTGACCTACGACAACGAGAGGTACTCCCAGTTCCGTATCTCCACCGACTTGGACAGCCCTCTCATCGGTAGCGTCCTCATCCCCGAGTCGGGGCTGTACACGTACACGATATACGGGCAGAACTCGGACACCAACCTCGACCCCGAGGACGCGTCTGTGGTGGGGGTGTGCGAGGTGGGGGCTTGTCGCATAACCGACAACCAAGTCTACTTCAACTTCGACAACCCGACAGTCCCCGACAACATCATATATTACGAGTAATATGGAACTTATCAAACTCAAAGAATATCAGGAGCGGAGCTACGCCGAAGCACCCTCGAAGGAAGGCTACGTCAACTACGGGGACGACAACCTGTTCCCTCAATACCTCATCGACCTTTACAAGTCGAGCGCGACGCACAACGCCTTGTGTACTTCAATCGCTTATATGATTTTCGGGGACGGCGTACAGGCCGACACCCTCGACGCTAGGCTGAAGATTCAAGAGTGGGGTCTCGACGACGAGGTACGGAAGGCTTGCCTCGACCTGAAGATTCAGGGAGGCTTCGCTCTGGAGGTCGTCTACAGCCTCGACCGAACGACCATCTCCAAGGTACGCCACTGCCCGTTTGAGAATATCAGAAGCGCGGAGGTTGACGAGGACGAGAACGTGGAGTTCTACTACTACTCAAAGGACTGGAGCGACAAGAGGTGCGAGCCAGAGGTCGTGCGGGCGTTCGACCCCGAGGAGGCAGTAGAGCACCCCGTCCAAATCCTGTACGTCAAGCCTTTCTCTCCCGGCTCGTACTACTACCCGAAGCCCGACTACATCGGGTCGGTGGATTATATCGAACTCGACAAGGAGATAGGCAAGTATCACATTGCCAATATCTTAAACGGCATGGCGCCGAGCTTCCACCTGGCATGGTCTAACGGAACGCCGTCGGCTGAAGAGCGTCGGAAGATTCGCAACGAAGTGGAGCGTCAGCTCTCCGGAGCACGGAACGCCGGTAAGTTCATCATGACCTTCAGCGACCAGCCCGACAGGAAGCCTAGCTTCGAGGCGTTCCCCCTCTCCGACGCGGACAAGCAATATCAGTTCTTGAGTGAGGAGGTCGTAGCCAAAATCATGGTAGGCCACCGCGTGACCTCTCCCATGATGTTCGGCGTCATGGCTCCGGGTAAGCTGGGTGGCGGTCTGGAGCTCAAGACAGCGGAGGAGATTTTCAAGTCTGAAGTCATCAATCCCTACCAGCTCATCGTTACCCGCTCCCTTCAGTCTGTATTCAACGCAGCCGGCACGCCGGCCACGGTGACGCTGTACACTCCGGAAGCGGAGGAAGCCAACGTCGAGGTATCGTATACCGGTATCCAAATCTCCAGCGCGGTGGATATCATTTCGAAGGTGGCTACCAACGAGCTCACCGGCCCTCAAGCGGTGCAGCTCCTTGTGGCTATGCTTGGCTTCGACAGGACTACAGCCGAGGGACTCTTCGCAGGGCCACAGCCTACGCCTCCCGTCGAGGAGCTCTCCTCGGAAGTGGTGGACTTGACGCTCGCCTGCGACTACCTTATCCAGATGGGGGAGGAAGTGGACGAGGACGAGTGGGAACTCATCGACGCCCGGAAGGTGGACTACGACACCGAAGCCCAACAGGATGCTATGTGGACGTTCGCCTCTGTCCCCTCGTATGGTTCACCCGACGTGAGCGACCAAGACAACGACCTCATCAAAGTACGCTACGCCTATATGCCCAAGGTGACGGGAAGCCAAGGCACGGCCACCTACGAATCTAGAGACTTCTGCAAGAAGATGGTGGGAGCGGGCAACCGCGTGTGGAAGAAGGAGGACATCGAGGCCGCCTCGAACGCCAACCCCGGATGGGGGCCGAACGGGGCTAGCACGTACGACCTCTTCCTCTACAAGGGCGGGGGTTCGTGCCAGCACTTCTGGGAGCGTCGGACGTTCCTCAAGAAGGACAACAAGCGTATCTCCGTCAACCAAGCTCGGGCTATCATTCGCGAGGCCGGTCTCGCCCCCCTCGAACAGAACGACCCCAAGGTAGCCAAGCGTCCCCGCGACATGGCGAACCGTGGATTCCTCGAACCCAAAACATGGACAACCCCAAAGTAAATGGCACTCACAGCAGAAGTTCTCTTCGTCAACCCTGACTATATGAAACGCCTCACGCAACTGAACGGGAGCGTGGAAGATAGGGTCATGGCTCCGGCCATCATTTTGGCACAAGACAAATACCTACAGCAGTACCTCGGTACCGACCTCTTGAACAAGCTCAAGGCCGACGTTCAGGCGGGGACGGTGACGGGCAACTACGCCACCCTCCTGGACAACTACGTCCGGAAGGCTACGGTGTGGTGGGCTATGCTCGAACTCATCCCCAACCTCTACGTCAAGCTCGACAACGGGGGGCTCGTCATCCGCACTTCCGACGCCACGGCTCCTATCTCCGATAGCGACTTGCACCGAGAGATTGAGAACGCACGGCAGAACGCCCAGTTCTACACGACACGGATGGTCGAGTACCTCTGCAACAACTCGAGCCTGTTCCCCGAGTACTCGTCGAACAGCGAGAACGATATGCTCCCACAGAAGACGGTGTACTATCAGAACGGGCTGACCATCTCGACAGGCCACGACCAGACAGACCCCGACCTCGCCCGCTACCTCTTTGGATGAATACGAGAAAAGAGAATATAACCCTTCTAAAGAAGTGGCTCAATGAGAAACGCCCTACTCCTAACGCTCTCCCTCCTATGGCTAAACCTCCAAGCGCAAGAGTGCGTAAGCCTTGAACCGAAGGCCATGGGTCTGCCCGCCTTCAAGGTAGACCTATCGACGCAGACGGAGAAGACCTTGCCTATCGTCTTCCACGTCATGCACACGGGTGAGGACGTAGGGGTAGGGGCGAACATCACAGACGAGAGAATCCTCGAGACGCTGGATGCGGTGAACGACCACTTCCGCAAAGTGCCGGGGAGCACGGGCGACGGGATAGGGGTAGATACGAAGATAGACTTCTGCCTAGCTAGGCGAGCCCCCGACGGGAGCCCGACGAGTGGCATCACACGCCACGACCTCTCGGACATCCCCGCGTTCGTAGCCGACGGCATCGCGGTGTCTTCGGTCTCTGACGGAGCGTCAGACCTACAGGTAAAAAGTATCGCGTGCTGGGACGTCGACGAGTACGTCAACGTGTACATCGTTCCGCAAATCAATGGAGGGACAGGGACGACGGGGTACGCCTACACCGGAGCCACGGGCAACTGCCTCGACGGGGTGGTCGTCCTAGCCTCGCGCGTACAGATTACAGACTTCATCCAAGGCAAGACGCTGACCCACGAGCTCGGTCACTACTTGAGCCTTCAACATACGTTCCTGAATACGACGTCGTGCATCCCCGAGAGCAACTGCCAGACGCAAGGCGATGGGGTCTGCGACACCCCGGTGACTACGACCAACTACTTCTGCAATTCCCCCGCGTGCGTCGGGGCTATGGTCGAGAACTACATGGACTACAGTGGAGACCTCTGCCGAGACTCCTACACCGATGGACAGGCGGAGAAGATGCACGCCTATATCGCTAGCTCACGGGCTCAACTGCTGACGGCTCCCTCGTGCCTCATCCCTGTCGATACTGACCTCGCCCTTGTGGACGTCGACTACCGCTCTCCGTTCTGCCAACAAACTCAAAACATCGAGGCCAGCGTCTCCAACCTAGGCAACCTCCCCGTAGGTAGCGCGTCCGTCGTCGTCGGGTCGGATGGCATCTACTACACCGAGGACGTCTACGACATCGAGCCTGGGGAGACCGTGCAAGTACCCTTTGAGAACATCCCCCTCGACGGGGTGTTTTGGGTTTCCGTCATCACGGAGGGCGACGAGTACGAAGACAACAACCAGTACCTAGGCTTCGTGGATTACGAGGCGGGGTCGCTGTGGGCGATGGACTTCACGACGGGGTTCTTCGCCTCGGAGGTGTCGTGGGTTCTCGAGGGAGAGGGGGTATACCTCGAGTCGCCCAACTACCCCGCCGGGATAAACACCTACAGCTACGACGCTTGCCTGTTCTCTGGGTGCTACACCCTCACGCTCTACGACGCGGGAGGTGACGGGATGCCGTATGGAGGGGACGTAGTTATGACCGTCGACGGGGTGGACGTCCCCGTGGACATCGCCGGCGACTGGAGCGAGCTCACGATAGAGTTCTGTCTGGAGACTAACGACTGCCCCTTCGACCTTGACGGCAACGGCAACGTAGGGAACGGCGACCTCCTGCTCTTCCTTACCGACTACGGGTGTACCGCATCCTGTCAGTACGACCTCAACGGCGACGGAGCCACAGACGTGAACGACCTTCTCACACTCTTGAACGTATGGGGTTTACCATGCCCCTCACTTGACAATCTACCACCGCGCTCTCTGCCTGTAGAGGAGCAGATATTCGACCTGTCCGGACGTCGAGTCTACCGACCACTCGACAACCTCCCGACGGGTTTCTATATCGTAGCCTCTCCGGAGGGCGTGACCAAACTATACAAGCAATGAACATTGACGCGTTAACAACTTTGATACCTGCCCTCGTGGGCGTGGTCGGGGTTTGGGTATCCTTGAATAGCGAAGTAGCCAAGCTGAAGGGCAGGGTCTACCGCCTAGAGAATGACCAATCGGAACTCAAGACGATGCTCAAGGAGTGCGTGGAAGGTATCCACGAGCTCAAGATTCTACTCGCCAAGAAAGGACTCTGATATGTACAAGTACTTCAAGCTATCAGAGTTCGACAGCCCCGACCGCCCAGGCTCCGGGGAGCTCATGGAACACGAGGTCATCCAAGCCCTCGACATCGCGAGAGACATCTACGGATACCCCATGGTCATTACCTCGGGGTTCCGGACTATCGAGCACAACAGGAGCCTCATCGAGCGGGGGTACGCCGCCTCGCCTAACAGCTCCCACCTCTTGGGCTGGGCAGTAGACATCGCCGTACCTAACTCACAGCGTAGGTTCCTCATGGTCGAGGCTCTCCTCGACGCCGGGTTCCATCGTATTGGCTTGGGAAAGACCTTTATCCACGTCGACCTCGACCCAAATAAAACACCCAACTGCATATGGACTTATTGAGAAAGTCGCGCACCGTCCACCAGGTGGATACCAACTTCGAGAAGCGAGGAGACAAGAGACACTTCCTCTTTATCTCGGACGTTCACTACGATGCGATGAAGTGCGACCGCGACCTCCTGCACCGACACCTCGACGAAGCGCGAGAGCTGGGTGCGGGGGTCTTCATTTTCGGGGACTTGTTCGACCTTATGCAAGGACGCTTCGACCCACGGGGCAACTACTCCGAGCTGCGACCAGAGTACAAGTCGTGCGTCTACGTCGACGAGGTTATCCAAGACGTAGGCGAGAAGCTCGCCAAGTACGCTGACGTCATTAAGTTCATCTCCAAGGGCAACCACGAGACGAACATCGAGAAGCGTATGATGGTATCTCCCATCGACCGCGTGGCTCAAATCATCAACTCGCACGGCGGACACGTCGAGGTGGGAGGCTACGCCGGGTGGCTATGCGTCACGGCTAGCAGGAACGGCTCAAGCAGCCAACGCTTCAACGTCCACTACCACCACGGGTATGGGGGAGGGGCGAAGCGTTCCAAGGGAATCCTTGGGGCGGACATCGACCAGAAAGATTTCCCCGACGCCGACCTCATCCTTCGCGGACACGACCATCAGAAGTGGCACCTCCCGGTCACCATCGACCGAATCAATCAGAAGATGAACCT